TGGGAATTATTTAACGATAACCCCTATTTTGGCGGCAATGGCTATGTGGCGGCGGCTTGGAATGGCAACGCAGACGATAACACCGACATTGATGGCTTTGCCTTGCAATCGTTCCAAACCTATGGAACAGCCTTGCAAAAGCAATGCAAGATGATTCGTTACCACATCCAAAGCGATGGAACGCCATCAGTTTTTGGTGACGTTAATGTGGATTACAACCTTGCAGATGAAGCCGCACAGCTTAACTTTTCCATAAGCAATTATGGTGTCTGGGACACAGGTTTGTGGGATTCTGCCATTTGGGGGTCAGGTTTAGTGCCAATTGCCAACTGGCAGGGCGCAACAAATATTGGTTATACCTTTGCGCCGTTGTTGAAAACAGCAACGCAAGGCATACAATTGCAGTGGGTCGCAACCGACTTGGTATTCGAGGCTGGTGGTGTGCTTTGAGATAATTTCCGATCATTCGGCTGGTCATTGGACTGCTGAGAAGATTGAGGGTGGTTATCACGAAGCAAGAAGCCGGTCTATCGGATTGAAAAAAAACGGCGAGTTTGTTGCCGGTGTGATTTACGAGAATTGGAATAGGCGGTCAATCACTTGCCATATTGCCATTTCTGGTCGGTTGACACCGAGGTACTTGGCGGTGATTTTTGACTATCCTTTTGTGGTTTGCGATGTCAAAAAAATTATCGTTCCAGTAGATGCAACAAATTCAAAAAGTGTCACTTTGGTAGAAAAAATGGGTTTCAAAGAAGAAGCCCGAATCAAAGACGGCATGGCTGATGGGGATTTGATCCTGTACACATTGGCAAAGAAAGATTGCAAATATTTGAAGGAACGATATGGGAAAAAAAGCACCAGCACCGCCACCAGCACCTGATTACAGGGGCGCGGCGATTGAGCAAGGCGCGGCTAATTTAGAGGCTGCAAGGGCTACGGCTCGGTTGTCCAATCCCAATACTTACACGCCCTACGGTACTCAGTTAATAAGTTATGACGGCGATATTCCTACCATTCGCCAAACCCTTACACCTACCGCGCAAAAGACTTTAGAGGCTCAACAAGGCGTTGAATTGTCATTGGCTAACCTTGGCGCTAAGGGCGCTAATACAGCCTCTGGTGTGCTTGATAAGCCGTTCAGTTTTGGCGGGCCTGATGTTCAAACTTCATTAGATTTGAGCAATGTGGCAAAGATGCCGGTCAATGCTGGCATGACAGGCCAAGAGGCCATCATGTCGCGCTTAGAGCCGTCTTTGGCAAGACAACGCACAAGTACAGAAACCCAATTGATTAATCAAGGATTACGACCAGGCTCAGAAGCGTACAACAACGCAATTAACCTACTTGGTCAGCAAGAGACAGATGCTAGAACCCAAGCGGTTTTACAAGGTCTTAACCTTGATATTGGCGCAAATCAACAAGGGTTTGGTCAAGCGTTGGAAGCGGGCAAGTTTGGCAATACTGCCCAACAACAAGCATTGGCAGAAGCCATCCAGTTACGTCAATTGCCATTGAATGAGATCACGGCATTGATGTCTGGCTCGCAGATTCAGAATCCGCAGTTTGGGGCATATTCTGGGGCTACTGTGCAAGCCGCACCAATATTTGCAGGCACACAAGCGCAGGGGCAATACGACATGACCAAGTATGCCCAAGATGTTTCCCAAGCCAATGCAGCGACCGCAGGGCTGTATTCGTTGGGTGGCGCGGCTTTGGGTGCGCCTAAAGGCACGTTTTCTGACCGCAGATTGAAATCAAACATTGTCAGGCTTGGTACTCACCCAATTGGTGTTGGTATTTACGAATACGACATATTTGGCGGTCGCCAGATTGGTGTGATGGCTCAAGAGCTGATGGAAGTGATGCCAGATGCGGTGCAAGAGCACCCAAGCGGATATTTGATGGTTGATTATGGGAGACTTTGATGGCAGCAATTAATTTAAGCCCTTTAACCGCCGAACAAGAATCGCTTGACCGCCGCCGCAAAATGGCAGAGGCAATGCAACAACAAGCGATTTTGCCCATTGAGATGCCTACCGTGCCAGGCGCAAAGGTTAGCCCATACCAAGGCTTTGCAAAACTATTGCAAGGCTACATTGCTGGCAAAAATCTTGAAAAAGCCGAGCAAGAAAAGAAGCAATACGAAGCCGACACATTGAGTGACATGGCTAAGATTTACAGGAACATTAACGAATATGAAACCATACCAGGCACACCCGCTGTTCCTGAGCAAACTACTACCACGGTTGAGCCAAACATAGCCAATCAGAATTTGCAAGCGGTTGCGGCAAGACAAATGACACGCGACCCCAATGCGCCAGTTAGTCCATTTGAAAGACCAATTGGCATGGATGAAAGGGCGCAGATTAGTCAATTGCCATTGGAATCTACGCAACAAACAGTCACGCCTGCGGTTGCAGCAGTGCCTGAAAGAAAAGTGCCGTTATTGTCTTTTGATTCAATTAACGACCCAAATCTTATGAAAAGCAGCGCGGGTCGCATGATGCTGGCGCAAGCTTTGATTCAACGACAAGCACAAGAACAGGCAAAAGCTGAAAAGGCCGCAGAAAAAGCACAAGAATTTAGGGTTGTTGCGCCTGGCGGTACTGTTTTGCAAGGCAACAAACCTGTATTTACTGCGCCAAAAGAATCGGCTGTTCGTGAGGTCAAAACCATTGATGCAAATGGAATGCCTGTAACTAAGTACATCCCAGAAAATGTGCTTTTGACAATGGGTGCAATACCTGATCAATTCAAAGGTTTTGCGTCTGACTTAATCATGTCTAAGTATTTGCCGCCTGCAATTATGAATGACCCGCAATTGCTTAACTTGGTTGGCTCACAATTGAATAAAGCCGCTGGTCAGGTTACCCCACAAGATGTTTCCAACTATATGTTGAAAGTGGCAGAAACCCGAGCCAAACTTGGCTATGAGGGCATTCCATTTGCAGAGCCTAAACCAATGGTCGCCGCTAGTAATCCTTTGGTCAAACCAGCATTGCCAAAAGGTGTGCCGTTGGGGGCTGTTGCAACTGGTAAATTTACGCCAGACGGCAGGCCTGTTTATCAAACGCCAGATGGCAAAAATCATGTGGAGGACAAATAAATGGCTGAATACACAGGCCCATTGTTAGATGCGCCCGCTGCGCCTACTACGCCCGCCGCAAAGCCCAAACCACAGATCAATCCTGCTTTGGTTAACGCATTAACGCCGCCTGGTGCAATGCCTGTTCAAGCATCTCCGTCTACTGTGCCAGCAAATGTTTCACCTGTTGGTCAAATGTCGCCTAAAGATCAGGCGGCTTTTAATTTAGCGCAAAAAAACCGATTGGCAGCAGAGGCTTTAAAAAGAGAAGAAGAACAACGCAAAGAAGCAAACCCAATTGGGTCAATAACTGAGGGAGAGCGCAAAGCTAGTACCTTACTGACAAGAATGCAATCTTCTACAAAACAATTGCAAGACGTTTTAACAAAATATCCTGAGGCTGCAAAGCCAGAATATCTGTCAAGTCTTGTGCAAGGTTTTAGTGAGCCTGCTGCTAACTTGATAAGGTCAACGCCTCGCCAACAAATAGAAACGGCACAAAAAGATATTGTGGATGCGTTTTTGACAGCTTCTACTGGCGCTACATATACACCAATTCAATTTAAAGAATTTAAAGAATTTCTTTTTCCGCAAATTGGTGATGATGCACCAACTATAAAAGACAAAGAAAGTCGGTTAAAAACTGCAATTGAAGCAGTAAGACTACAAGCCGGTCGAGCCGCCAAACTTGTACCAGAAACCAAAGCAGGCAGCAACCCGCCAACAGGTGCACCGCCTGAAGCCAAGCAAGCGCCAGATGGCAAATGGTACTCGCCTGATCCAGCAAGAAAAGGCAAATACTTACAGTGGGGAGATTGAGATGGCTGGCAAACCTGTTGAATTTGACCCATTTGCAGCTCAACCAAAGCCGGTTAATGTTGATCCATTTGCGCCTAAAAAGCGGTCATGGAAAGATGTTGCTGGCGAAGCGTTCACCAATATTCCTCAAAGCGCAGCGGCATTGGCAACCAATCTTTATGACGTAGTTACAGACCCCATTCAAGCCGTAAGAGGCGCGGGCGAACTGATAGTAGGTGGCACACAAAAATTGATGGGTGATCCTTTGTTTCAAATTCCTGCTTTGCGTGAAGCAGAGCAAAATGTGCAACAAAGGGGCAAAGCTGCATTACAGGCGGGCAAAGAATTTGTCGGTCAAAGATATGGTGGCGAAGAACAATTAAAAGGCACACTTGCAACAGACCCTGTGGGCGCTGCGGCTGATCTATCGTTGTTGTTTACTGGTGGCGCTGGCTTGGCATCAAAAACGCCTATGCTGTCAAGAGCTGCACCAACATTAAGAACAGCGGCAAACATAACTGATCCACTATATTTGGCAGGCAAAACTGTTGGCAAAACTTATGACCTGACAGGCGGTTTGGTTAAGTCTGGTCTTGGAATGAAGACAGGCGTAGGAACAGAAGCAATTGAGCAAGCAGTGCAAGCGGGTCGCCAAGGAAACACGACATTTCTAGAAAATATGCGCGGTGATGTACCGATAACCAATGTACTTGATGACGCACAAGCCAATCTTGCCCAAATGAATTTGAACAAGCAAAAAGATTACCGTTCTGGAATGGTTGACATTAAGAACGATAAATCTGTTCTTGACCTTTCAGGTGTTGAAACTGCTTTAAAAAATGCTGAAAATTCAACAGGTTTTAAACAGTCGGGCATTCCTAAAGATGCAAAAGCTGTTGAAGTGTTGCAAAAGATAAGAGGCAAAATAGATCAATGGAAAAAACTTGATCCTGCTGAATATCACACTCCTGAAGGACTTGATTATTTAAAACAAAGTCTTTGGGAAGATTTTGGCAAGCTAGGCAAAGACGAAAAATTAGCTTATTCCGTTGGCAAGCAAATTTATGATTCTGTAAAAACCGAGATTGGCAAACAAGCGCCTACATATGCAAAGGTGATGAAAGAATATAGCGATGCAAGCGAGTTGACTAAAGAAATTGAACGAGCTTTGTCGCTTGGACAAACCGCATCTGCTGATACGGCAATTCGTAAACTTCAGTCATTGATGCGTAACAACGTAAACACAAATTACGGTCAACGACTCAATCTTGCCCAACAGTTAGAAAGCGCTGGCGGTAGAGATTTAATGCCTGCATTAGCTGGTCAAGCGTTAAGCAGCAAATTGCCAAGAGGTTTGCAAAGCGCTACCAATATTCCATCTGTTTATTTGGCATATGGTGTTGGCGGGCCAGCGTTAGCAACGCTTGATCTGTTGGCTTCATCTCCTAGATTGGTGGGTGAAACTTCATACAAATATGGTCAACTTGCAAATGCTTTGACACAAGGTCAACAAGCGGCTTCCAAGGCCATACCTATGACGGCAAAACAAGCTAGATTGGCGGCTCTTTTAGGCGCACAATCTAATCCATACGCAATTGGGGGACAGAAATGAGTTACAACGGCAGCGGAACATTCCAAATAAACACATCTGGGCAACCAGTAGTCGCAGGCACGGTCATATCCTCGACCGCCTTTAACGCCCTTACAGCGGACTTGGCAACAGGTCTGTCTACGGCTATCACAAAGGACGGTCAGACCACAGCAACGGCTCGCATACCGTTTGCACAGGGCATTTCATCCACACTAACCACAGACTCCTCTAGCGTCTCTACAGGGTCAATCATTACGGCTGGTGGTGCGGGTATAGCCAAAGCTCTTTATGTGGGTACTACGGCTAACGTGGCTGGCGCTGTGACATTGCAAAGCACATTAGGCGTTACTGGCGTTGCAACATTTAGCGCTGCGCCCATTTACTCTAGCTTGACTGCTTCAAGCGCGGTGGCAACAGATGCGTCCAAAGCACTTGTAAGCGTTACAAACACAGGCACAGGCAACAACGTATTGGCGACTAGCCCGACCTTGGTAACGCCTGTTTTGGGTGCTGCATCTGCCACATCAATAACTGTTGACGCTGGCGCAGTAGGTACGCCATCCATCACCACTACTGGCGACACAAACACAGGTATCTTCTTTCCTGCCGCCGACACCATTGCCTTT